AGACGCACCGCGCCGAGATCGAAGAGCTCCGCGACATGCACGCGGTCGTGACGCGCAACCTGCGCAAGCGCAAGGAGGCCGAGCCGTGGATGTTCGAGACCACGACGGCCTACCGGCCGGGCATGGACTCGATCGCCGAGCGCATCGCCGAGTACGCCGCCCAGCTCGGCAGCCCAGAAGCTCAAGCCGAGGCCGGTCTGCTCTACGACCACCGCGAGGCGCCGCCGGTCGAGAACATCCGCGATCCGGAGCAGGTCATCCCAGCGCTGCGCGAGGTCTACGGCCCGTTCGCCGACGTCCTCCCGCTCGAGCTGATCGCCAGCGACATGCGCGACCCGTCAGTGGACGAGGCCGACGCGCGGCGCTACTGGCTCAACCAGTCCACCACGGGCGCGCTCGCGTGGCTGACCGGCGGCCAGATGAAGACGCTGTTCGACCCGATCATCGAGGCCGTCCCGGGCGAGCCGATGGCGCTGGGTTGGGACGGCTCGCGCGAGAACGACGCAACCGCGCTGATCGGCTGCACCGAAGACTTCCGCCTGATCCCGCTGAAGATCTGGACCCACGACGGCTCACCCGACTGGGAGGTCCCCGAGGACGAAGCTCACGAGGCCGTCGAGGCGGCCCACGAGGAGTTCGCGATCGTCAAGGCCTACGGCGACCCGCCGTACTGGGAGAGCGAAATCGGGCAGTGGGCCGGGCGCTGGCCGGGGATCTGGAAGCGCTTCCCCACCCAGGGCGAGCGTCGCATGGCCGACGCGGTCGGCGCGACGACGACGTCGATCGAGACCGGGCGAGCCCGCGCGCAGGCCTCGGGCGACTTCGGGCCGCTCATGCGCGACCACTTCCGCAACGCGCAGAAGAAGTACGTCACCGGCGTCACCGCGATCCACGCGCTGCGCGCCGGCAACCGCCAGCTCTACGTCCTGACCAAGGACCGCAAGGGCTCGCCTCGCAAGATCGACTCATCGGTCGCTGCCGTCCTGGCTCACCAGGCCGCGGTCGACTCGCACACGGAAGGCCTCTGGGTACGCGCCAAGCGCCGCCAGAAGCGCCGCGCCGGCCGCATGGTCGCCCTGGACTAGGAGGTCCCACGTTGACCGTCATCACCAGCAGCGACGAGGTCCCACCCGACGCTGAGGCGACCGAAGCCAGCGACGACGCCGCGCGCGCGCTCGAGCTCGGCGGCCGCTTGACCAAGCGCCTCGACGAGCGTGCGAGCGACATCGAAACCCTGCGCGCTTACCGCGACGGTGAGCATCCCATGGCGTTCGCCACCAAGAAGTGGCGCGAGACGTTCGGCCGCGAGTTCGGAATGATCGTCGACAACTGGTGCCGCATCGTCGTCGACGCCGCCGTGGAGCGCATGAGCATCCAGGGCTTCCGCTTCGGCACCAGCGTCGCCGACGGCGACACCGACGCTCAGAGCACTGCCGACGACGCGGGCGCCGCCGACGCGGACGCGCACGCCATCTGGCAGCGCAACCGGATGGACGTCGACTCCGACCTCGTCCACACCGAGATGCTCTCGACGGGCTACTCCTACGTGTTGGTATGGCCCGACGAGGACGACCCCAAGCTCCCCGTGTGGTCGGTCGAGGACCCGCTACACACGATCGTCCAGCACGACCCGGCCAACCGCCGTAAGCGCATCGCCGGCTTCAAGCGCTGGCGCGAGCTCGACGGCACATGGCGCGCGATGCTCTTCACCCCCGACCGCGTTTGGTCGCTAGTCGGCGGCAAGAGCGCCACCCCGAGCCGGTGGGCCGTCATCGACGCCCAGGACAACCTGCTCGGCATCGTGCCGATCGTCGAGTTTCTCAACGACCCCGACATCTACGGCCGCGGCGCCAGCGCGTTCGAGTCGGGTATCCCGCTCAACGACGCCATCAACAAGCTCATGGCCGACATGATGGTCGCGTCGGAGTTCACGTCCTTCCGGCAACGCGTCCTGATCGGCGTCGAGATCCCGACCCTGCCCGACGGCAGCCCGGCACCGGTGCTCACGGGCGCCAACCGCTGGATTGGTCTGGAAGCCGCCGTCGACGCCGAGGGCCACCAGGTCACCCCGACCATCCAAGAGCTGCAGACCTCCGACCTGTCGTCTTACGTCAACGGCATCGAGGTCCTGACCCAGCACTTCGCCGCGCTCACGCGCACCCCGCCGCACTACCTCCTCGCCAAGCTCGTCAACGTCTCGGCCGACGCGCTGATCGCCTCCCAGGACGGCCTGATCGCGCGCACCCGTCGCGGCATGCGCTTCGCTGGCGAGTCGTGGGAAGAGGGCCAGCGGATCTCCTTCCTCATCATGGGCGACACGCGCCGCGCCTCGGACTGGAGCGCCGAGACGATGTGGGCCGACCCCGAGACGACCTCCGAGGCCCAGCGAGTCGACGCGCTCACCAAGCTCAAGGCCATCGGCGTCCCCCAGCGCGCGCTGTGGGAGCTCGACGGCCGGTCCCCGCAGACCATCAAGCGCTGGGAGACGTGGGCCGCCGAAGAGGCGCGCATCGACGCACTGCGCGTAGGCATCGGCGCCGGCGGCCTCGCGACCGACGCGCCGCCTCCGGCGCCGAGCGACGATGGCACCGCCAGCAGCACGTAAGGCCACCGACACCGCACACGCCACGCTCGAGCGCCACGCGCTGGCCGTGATGCGGATCGCGGCCGCCGTCACGCTCAAGCACCCCACCGCGCCCGCCTCCGGCATCCGCGCAGCGCTCTGGGGACCGGACGCGATCTACGACCAGGCCGCCCAGGACGCGGTCGCCTACGTCGACAGCATCGCCGTGCTCGCGCGCCGGCCACGGGTCCCCGCGCCCAAGCCTTCGGTCACCGCTCGCGCGACGATCGCACCGCGCCTCATCGACCGGCTCGCCGCGGCCGCCGCCGCGGCACGCGCCGCCAACCGCAACTTCGCCCGCAGCCTCGGCATCGAGACCACCAGCCCCGACGCCCGCCAGCACCTCGCCCAGCTCATGGCCGTTCAGGCCTCCCGCGTGGCGCACGACGCCGCAGTCGGTGCGTGGCGTGAAGCGGCGACCGCTCACATGGTCGCGTTGCCCGACGTCATTGGATGGCGCCGCGTCGCTGAGCCCACCGCGTGCGGCGCATGTCTCGCGCTCATGGACGGCTCCATCCATCCCGCCAGCGAGCAGATGGTCATCCACACCCGCGACCGTTGCCTCGCCGAGCCCGTCGTACATGGCGTCAACGACCGCTCGTGGAGCCACCCGACCGGCGAAGAGCTCTTCCACGAGATGGCCGACGCCGCCCAGAACCGGGTCTTCGCCGGCCGCGGCGGCGCCGCGAAGGCACAGCTACTCCGCGACGGCGACATCAACTTCAGCGACCTCGCGCAGGTCGTCACCGAACGCCTCGGCCATACGCCGATCGCGCTGAGCGAAACACCGCTCGCCGACCTTCAGGCACCCGACGCCTGAACCACACAAACAACACCCCAGGAGGGTGCCATGTCCCTGGAGGACACCACGCTGTTCGACGAGATCCTCGCCGAAGCCCGCCGTCTCGAGCCGTTCCACAACGCCCATCTCGCGCGGATTCGCGCGACCGGCGTCCCCATGAATGCCGAAGGCGATGGAGGTGGCGGGGAAGGTGGAGAAGGTGCCGGTGCCGGTGCCGGTGCCGGCGGCGAAGGCGGGGAGGGCGGAGAAGGTGCCGGCGGAGGTGGAGGCGACGACGACCCGCGCGTCAAGAAGGCCAACGCCGAGGCCGCGCGCTATCGCCGCGAGCTTCGCGAGGCCCAGAAGAAGGTCGAGGACCTCGAGGCTGCCGGTCTGACCGAGGCCGAAAAGCTCAAGAAGGACGCCGAGGAGGGCGTCAAGCGCGGCGAGAGCGGTACGGCGAAGCTGCGCTCGGCCAACATCCTTCTCGCCCTCGCCGAGGACCACGGTCTGTCCGGCGGGCGCGCGAAGGCCGCCGCCAAGCTGCTCGACGGCGTCGAGTTCAACGACGACGACGAGCCCAAGAACCTCAAGGACGCCCTGGAGGCGGCCGCCAAGGTCTACGGCGAGGACGTGTTCGCTCCCGCCGAAGACCGTCGCCCCCCGACGATCCCTCGTGGACCGCAGGGCGGCGCCAGCGGTGCCGGCGGCAGCGTCGCCATGGACCGCATGATCCGCCGCTCCGCAGGTCGGCGCGGCTAGCAGCACAGGGCGCCCCCGGTGGGCGGCCTCATCCATCGATACGACCAGGAGGAGCCACCGTGCCCACCGTCCTCGTCGCCCTCATCGTCGGCCTCCTGGCCGGCGCGGGCGCCACCGCGATCCACGCCACGCTGCGTGACCGCACCCCGAAGATCCCCACCGGCCTCATGGACCTCGCGCGTCTGCTCGAGCCCGGCCATGCCGCTCACCTCGCGCAGATCCGTGCGTCCGGCGTTCCGATGAACGCCTTCGACAACCTGATCTCGCGGGCCGACGCCGCGGCGCTCATGCCCGAAGAGGTCAGCACCGCGTTCCTCAAGAACCTCGACGACACCAGCGCCGTGCTGAAGATGTTCACGCACGTCCCCGTCAGCCGCGCGCAGACCCGGTTCCCGGTCCTCTCCGCGCTGCCGATCGCCTACTGGGTGACCGGCGACACCGGCCTCAAGCAGACGTCCGAGATCAACTGGGCGAACAAGTTCATGAACATCGAGGAGATCGCGGTCATCGTCCCGATCCCCGAGAACGTCCTCGACGACTCCGGCGTCCCGATCTGGGACCAGGTCCGCCCGCTCTCCGAGCAGGCCGCCGGCCGGCTGCTGGACGCCACCGTGTTCTTCGGCGCCAACGCCCCGTCGTCGTTCCCGACCAACGTCGTGGCCTCCGCCGCGTCCGCCGGCAACACGATCACGATCGGCACCAACGACGCCGCGCACGGCGGCATCGTCGGTGACCACTCCGACATGCTCGGGGCGATCGAGTCCGACGGCTACGACCCGACCATGGGCGTCTCGGCTCGCACGCTGCGCGGGCGCGCCCGGCAGGCGCGCAACAGCCTCGGCGACCGCTACGCCGAGGTCCAGCTCACCAAGGACTCCGTCGAGGTCGACGGCGTCACCTACGAGTTCCCGATGCGCGGCCTGTGGCCGACCGGCTCCGGCGCCGTCGAGGCGATCGCCGTCGACTCGACGGAGTTCGTCGTCGGTCTGCGCCAGGACGTCAACTGGAAGCTGCTCGACCAGGCTGTCATCCAGGACAACACCGGCGCCATCGTGTACAACCTCGCCCAGCAGGACATGGTCGCGCTGCGCCTGACCATGCGCGTCGGCTGGCAGGTCGCCAACACCATCAACTACGACCAGCCGACGGAGGCGAACCGCTACCCCGCGGCGATCCTCCACAAGGC